GATTTGCGCCTTTTAATTCTTTGACTCTTCTGTCCGTGTCTATGGCGACCAGTACTTCATCGCCTAGACTACGAGCATATTGTAACATCTCAAGATGCCCACGATGCACAATATCAAATGTGCCATTTACAAATACCCGTGTCATCGTTGACTGTCTCCGGGCATAACTCTGTGATTATCTTCTACGCTGTCGGCTGTTGAAACTTCAATCACAGTACCGGTTTCAACACAGACAATCTGATGCGGCATCAGTGGCGGATTATGCCATGTGTCGCCGGGATTTAATTGTGCTTCATGTATAGTTGCATCTTTGGTGTCAATATAAAAGACGCTGAACTTGCCACTCAATATATACCACGACTCATCTTTTTCTGCGTGAAAGTGCATACTGAATTTTGCACCTGTGGTAAAGTGCATTAGTTTTCCACAGTACTGATCTGTGGTGGCCCAGATTTCTTCACTGCCCCAACCTTTGGGGACTCGTCCTCGTAGTCTTGTCATTTAGTATACCATTTATATGCGCTGTCGATGATGGTTGCAATATCGCTGTACTCAGGTTCCCATCCTAGTAGATTCTTGGCCTGTGTAGCATCTGCTATTAGGATATCAGGATCACCGGGTCTGCGCTCACCAAAGTTAACAAATGGGATACCGTATTTGTTAACAACATAATCGACAATCTGTTTATTACTTATTCCCTCTCGTGTTCCAAGGTTTAAAACATAAGCGCCGGGCTGTGGGTAATCATCTAGCATGTAGTCGACGCCTAGAATATGTGCTTGAGCTAAATCCCAAACATGTACATAGTCACGCACACATGTACCATCATCGGTATCGTAGTCACTGCCGTTAATAGTAAAGGCACGATTAGCAATGCTGGCTTCTAATGCTCGAGCAATGATGTGTGTGGCGCCGGGTTCCTGGCCCAGATCCGAGTTAACGGGTTCTGCACCAGCCGCGTTAAAGTACCGGAAGCACATACTATGAATACCATAGGCCTGTTGGTAGTCAGCCAAAATACGCTCGGTCATGGCCTTAGTGGCACCATATGGACTTATTGGCTGAATTTCATTTTGTTCTGTAATAGGCCACGATCCGGGAACACCATAAACACTGGCACTACTGCTAAACAGTATAACCGGTTTCTTGGGCATATTCTTAATAAGATTCAACATAGTAATAGTTTTAACTATGTTGTTTTCGTAGTACTCAGCAGGGTCTGTCATGCTAGGACCAACAAGACTAGTACCAGCACAATGTACAACAACATCAGGAGCTAGATCATATATGGTTGATAGACTGGCTTCGCTGACAAAGTCGCCGATGTAATAGCCATCAATGTCTTTGAGTGTGTGTTCTCGTTTAACACGATCAATGATATACACACTATCCCCGTTCTGTTTGAACGCTCGTGCAACGTGGCTACCGATGTAGCCACAGCCACCTGTCACAACAATTTTTCGATTCATTATTCGTCTACAAAGTCAATTACATTGCCATCTTCATCTGCACAGATAATGCGTACAGTATTACCCGACTCGTCTCGGATTTCAATCGGTCCCCAAATCCACCATTCAGTTTCATCGTTGTACCAATCACCTTCATCCTCTAAATCATAGATGCTGTTTTCTTCAATGAATTCTTCAAGCTCTTCTTCCTCTTCTAGAGTAAGACCTTCAAACTCAATGTCGTACCAGCAACCGCCGTCGTCCATACTAACAAGTTCACAACTTTCGATGTTGTTGACTTCGCAATCTAGCATATTAATGCTGTCTCGTGCGCCATTTCCCCCGGGTACATAATCAAACTCAAACTCTGGAGGATTGTCGTCTGAGGTTTCTACAGTCCATTCACCCCAGCGAAAGCCGTTAGTGACTGTGATTTTACCTTGGCCTTTGCTTTGGCGCCAATGTTCAACTTCTTGCACATTTTTCTTATGATACGTTTTTACAGTCCAAGTAGCCATTATGCTTTCTCCTCGTTTAGGTTTACAAACTCTTCAAAAATACGACCCAACTCGTCACGCAGGTCTTGCTCATCTGGATCGTATGCAATACCCTGCCACTCTTTGACCTTGATTTCATCGGTGTCGGCGTCGTCTTCCTGCCAGGCGCTGATCCAGCGTGAGCCAGTCCATTTGGCTTGATGTGTCCACGGGTTTTTGCCAGCAGTACGAATCATGTAAACACCGTTGCGTACTGGCTTGATTTTCTTGGGAAACCAGTCGGTCATTTTGTACTCAATGTCATCCATGTTGGTATATTTTTCAAATGTGTTTGAATCTTTTACCAGGTAAAAACCAAAATCACTGCTTTTACCATTAGTGTCCCCGCCCCAGTTGTCAATCTGTTCGCCATCATACTTGATGCTGTTAATGATTTCGTTGCCGTCAATTTCGTTGTAGCCCAGCTCTAGTTTAGTGATATCAAATGGTTGCTTGAGCTCAATCTCACCTTCAAAGAATGTTCCCTTTTCATTGCTGACGCCCACAAATACCACAGTACCTGCAGGCTTCATGCCAATCCATACTTCTTCGCCACCGCCCCATTCGGGTTCATCATCGTCACCACCTGTGATATCTTCTAGACGACGTTCATAAATGGTCTCGCCTGTTTCATCATCAATCTGTAGTGTGCCAGCATTACGGTCAACACCGTGGTCGTGACACATGTCATCACATTCGTACCAGGAACCTGGCGGAAATGGCCACATCTCTTCGGGTATGTTGTTGTCTTCAGCATAGTCACTGTCCCAAGCAAAGTCGCTTAGATCCAGTCTACGTGCTCGAAAGTAATCGTAAATCTTACGATCCACAGTACCCATGATGTACTCGCCACCGTACCCCCACAAGTGGATCTTGTAGGTACGGGGTGTGAACTTGAGGGTTTCAATCAACAGTTCATGTTCGGGATTTGATTCTTCAACTGTGTTACTTGTTTTAATCTTTGAGTTGGATTTAGGTGCCATCGTTGATTCCTTTAAGTGTTGCTAACATTATAGCTTGATCGTACAGTTTTGTCAAGTCAACCGGACCCAATGCACAATTAGCGGTGTAGGTTTTGCCCTCGGCCCATACTACTGCGGCAGTTTGGTACAGCGACATACTATAAGAATAGTCAATATTACGCTCAGGCATAGCCTCGGTTATGAGACTGTGCCAAATGCCGAATTTAGTACTTTGACTCATGTGTATGTTTACGATAGTCTGTTGACATACGCAACCATTGTTCACCTGAGCCTTCCATAATATCGCAGATACGATCAATGGTGCCATCAGTCCAATTGCTGATATCACCGGTATTGTGATTCCATCGTAGCAATGTTTTTAGTTTATCCATTGCGTCATAGAGACTCCACGGAATGTATAACCTTGAATGGTCATTGGCAAAAGTCTCAGGGAAACTGCGATAAGCCGGATATAGTACATTACATCCAAGTGTATCTGCTTCGCTCACGGTGTTTGAGACCCAGTCTTGTAGCGCACAATTAAACAGCACACGAGTATCGTTGAGCAAAGCATAGTAGTCGTTTTTGCTTAAATCTTCGTACACAGTCAACAGTCCCCGAGCCTGTAGGTCTCGAGTACGTGCCATATAACTGTCGTTGTTGCTTTTTAGTTTTGCGCCACTGAAGATAGCAAACTCCACTGGAATACTATTACCGTACTGACGATTCCATTCCTCAATTAGATCCATGTAAAAGTCGGGTTGCTTTTCTTGGTCCCAACGTGCCGCAAAGCCCACACGCATCTTGCGTTGATCAAATGGTTTGAGTGGCCCTGGCACTCTTGCACGAACTTCATCTTTACCAAACGCCAGTCCGGAGATGTTGTATATAGGGGCTTCCCAGCCTGCAATTTTCATGTGCATGACCATTTCTTCGTTGCTGGCTAATACACCAGTTACAAAGCTGTCTACCATTTTTTCATACAAGCCCATCCATTTCGACATACCCCATACGTGAACAAAATCATCAGGATCAATGGACTGAGCAAGACAGCGAACATAAATCCTAGGCCGGAGAGCCGCTGGGACCTGATTAATAATGTACGGAAGACTTTCAATTCCGGGTTGAAACATGTCCTCAAAGTAGACAACATCTTCACTGGTAACTTCTCCAGCTTTCATCATCTTGACTAGATTCATAAGCTGGCTCATACCAAAGTAAGTACGACCGTGTGCATCTAGTACTTGACCTGTAACAATAGCTTGGTCGTTGCTAAGTGTATCGCCGGGCACCAATACGTAATCAATGCCGCGACGACGAAAGACTGCTTCATTCCAGTCTTGTAGTTGTAGTGTATATCTTGCTTTGTAAGGCTCTAAGCCCATATAATATAGTTTCCTCAAATCTTTCCCCCGTTTATTCGTTTAGCAAGCTCTGCTGACAATATCGAATCAAACTTCAATGGTGGCATCTGTGCTGTGTTTAGCAGATTATGCTTATTTAGGTCATCCCACTGGTATGCTTTTTCTTTATATGCATTTCTGTCGTTTAGAGCACGAATTTCGTCTTCCATGCGGTGCATACGACGATTTAAATGATTCAGGTCGTCGTATATCTGGCGCAATGGACCAAGGCGCTCATTTGCTCTGGTTTCTGGCTTTGTCAGGATAACCATCATCATGAGACTTCTAAGAGCATTCACTACACGTTCGTCTTGACTAGTTAGTGCTTCGTCGAACATGTCAATGAAACGCTCAAGATCAAAGTCTGCTTGACCTGGTTCTCGAGCGGCACCCATTAACGATACTTCCAATTGGTATTAGTGTTGCGCGGCTTCCAATCCTTGCGAGCTTCTTTGGGATAAGGGCTCCAGTTGTCTTTGGGGACCTTCCCGGCCTTAACTCGTTGCCATTCTCCCCAGGGCGTTTTTTCATTGCCCAAATGACTTTCGTCGTATACATAACCCTGCTTTTTGCAGAACTCTAGATACTCGTCGAGCTCGTCGAAAATTGCAGTAACTTCCGGCTTCATACGAAGATACTTTTTAAGCCATTCTTGCGACATTTTAATTTATCCTTGATTATAAGTGGTTAGGATTTGATTCGTGATTGAATCGAATTCAGTTGAAAATTTTTGTAGATCTTTGAAATTTTGTTGATTCCGTTTAATCATTTTTGATAGTATCTGTTCATCGGGCGAAATGTTAAGGTTGATGCACAAATTATAGTATTTCTCTTTGTTGTTGTCAAGGCAAATGAAAAAATCTTCATAGTCGATTGATATATCATTTGTAACCGGACTCATCAAATGATTGTACTTATCAAGTAATGATTTCCTATTTTGGTTGGTTAGCTCCAACTTGTTTCTTGCTAGTTCTAAATCGATACCATAGAGTTGCCCTTGCTTTAATAAGTTGATTAATTGTTGCTTTGACTCTGTTGTCAGCGACCGGCTGTAAAACGAGATCTCTGACATATTCTCTTTCGTAAATGGTCTAAGTAATACTTTTCTAATGTAATCGAGTGCTATGAGTTTTTGATGTTTATGAAAGTTAATGCTAACAAATCGTGTATAGTTACCAAGACTCTCTAATATTTTTACGTGATGGGGGTATTTGTAAAGATGATATGGAATAGCAATACTGCTAACTCCCGAATTCTGACACTCGGTTAGGAACTTTTTACAATGCGCTTTAAAATTTTCGTCCCAATCATTACAGACAAGACCGTTACTGTTAAACCATTTTAGTTTTATGTCTGAAACTTTTTGCATATCTTCTGCCATTGGGTTGACAGCACAATTAAATTCGCTGTGACTGTTTAACACATTAGCAAAATATTCGCCACCACTGCCATCAACATAGTCGACTATAATTAGTTTTTTTAACATTTTGTGATAACAACTTCTTAATAGTGTTTGCCCATAATCGATGTGTTTGTATGCCTGGTTGTCCGCCACAAGGTGCTTGATCAATTGCAGGCATAAGGTTTATCATTCCGTTGTATTTGTTTCCTTGGCTAATATGCAAGATATCTAGGTTAAGACTATTTAGATCTTTGTGCAACTCCGGTATACTTTCAGTGTCCAATCTATCAATCCAGAAAAAAATTAATTTAACTGCTGATGTATACAAAGGACTCGACACAAAACTTTTTAGATTAGCTACGCTTTCTCGGTTACCATAGTTGCCAGCCAACCCATAGTTATGTGCAGACTCAAAATGAGATACTAGTGTTTGCTCTTCACGCACACCTACACCGAAAATCACAGCCGAACCAAAAAATGCTATTTCGGGTATATTTGCGTTCTCTGGTCCTCGAAATCCAAATTTATTAAAGTTATACGGAATTTCTCCAGTTTGGTCCTTGCCCCATTTGTACAATGTTTTCCCACGCTGTTCGTACATGGGTTGGCAACTATTATAAAACATCACACACTGATAAGCTGTGGCCGAAAGGTCTCATACTTGATCAGTGCGCCGTTTTCACCATCCTCAGCAACTTCAATCCAAACTGCACGACCGGGATAACGATCGGCGATTTGCAAATACAAGTCATCGGCAATCATTTCACAACTTTTATAGTCTAGCGACAAAACACCTTGTGAGCTACTATACAGTTGTTCAATCCACCGCTTGAACTGAATGAACTCCACATCTCGGTCATTGTGGAATACGTCAATCCACACACGAAAATGAAAAATATGGCGATGAGGATAGCCAAGAAACGATACATCATATTGATCTCCGGTTGCTAGTGCCGGGTCTGTGGCCGCGGCTGGATATTTGTGAATGCCTTCTTTACGAAACGTAACCCAAATCTTGCGATCTGCACGTTCCATGATACGATTTACTTGTTCTCTTGCTTCTTGATTCATAGTGTTTCGTCTTTGGTATATTTAGACCAATCAGTAAAAACTTTTCGATCTAATAGGTTGTGAAGTTGATGACACCAAACTCCGGGGTTGGTTGCTTGGAAGTCTTTGTCATCGAGTTTAATTGTAGCATTATAGCCCAATTGATTTATATACGGCAACTTGACTGAGATCATAGGAATAAAGTTATGATACTCAACAAAGCCAGCCTCTAATAGACCTTCTGTGCAAGCAACATCAATGTCTAGAGTACACAAGTATCCTTTTTCTAAAAAGTGATAAATCATAGTTTCCCACTTGGACCATTCGGCGCCGTCGTTGACTGCTAAGTTGGGAAAACTTTGATTAGCACCAAAGTAGATATGCTCAATATGTTTTGATGTATCAAGAAAACTTGCTTGTTCGTCAATGATATCTTGTATATCTTTTGTATTTTGAATACCCACAACAAACAAAGTCTGTTTATTGTATGCTGGAGTATGCTCTACTTCTAGACCGGTGAAGAATTTAGCTTCTTCATGTCCCTCTCTAATCATTGGCTTCTTTCTGAAGTTGTTGCTTTAGTTTAGCAATTTCGTCTTTGAAGTGCAACCTCTTTTTCTTTAATTCAGCAATCTGTTTGTCCGAAAAGTTTCCACTTCGTTCTAGCTGATCAACTTGTTTATCAAGTTGGTGATGTTGTTCTTCTAAATGTGCGATTCGATTTTTAATCACAAGTACTCCTTACGTGTATAGCTTTGATAACCAAATTTTGTGCAAACGATTGCAGTCATTAACCGATAAGTTAATATTCAAGAAATTGTTTAATTGGGAAATGATTGGGTCTATAGTTGGTTGATGGAACTCAACCGAATCGATGACTAAAATGTCATCAAATAAGATTCGATCTGCAATGTACTTTGGTGTGTAAATCTTTTCTAGTTCAGCGTAATTGTTGATACCGTGCCTGCTCATGCGATTATATACATTTGATGCAGGATCGGTTGGACAGTTTAACATAACCATTTTTAAGTTAGTGGCTGTTGAAAATTTGCTGATTTTTTCAATTTCGTCAACATGAAAATTCAATAGGTATGTTTTATCAGAGTTAACTGCTCTCCAAAACAATTGGTGAACATTGAATTTTGAGTCTGGCCAAAAATGAAAACTGTCTAGTTGATTCTTAGTGTACTTGTTTACAAAGAACTCTATGTCTTTGCTGTCATTAACAGTTGGAGACATCCTAATCAGATTGCTCAGATGATTTCCGCCAGTTCTAGCCGGTGCAGTCAATATAACAGTATTAACGTTTTTATACATTTCCCAACTGGTCTAAGGCTGTTTCATCGAATCCGGAATCATCAATGTGATGTTCTTCTGGTTCTGTATCTTCTTCTTCAAACAACAAATTAAACATAGTATTGGCATTTTTGGCCTTCTTGCCTTTAAAGCCACGTGTGCCTACAATTTCCATCCAGTAGCTATCGTATGCTTCGATAATGTCCAGCGAGTCTTGGCGAGTAGGAGCCGCAAATATAGCTTCTACAATATCTTCAAAGTAAGCATAATCTCCGCCTGAGCGCCGCATCATAGCAGGATGTTCGCCAGCATCAAAGCGTCTATTGGCTTCTTGTACCGCAGTAATGTGCATCCATACATTGTGACCCATTAGTAATGCATAGCTAAAACTGTCCCACGACGTTTTGCCTTCTTTGCCAATCTTGTTTAGGTCGCCAGGCTTGTAAATGCAAATGTCTTTCATTGTGAGCATGTCGCTAATAGGAGATTCTTCCCAACGTGGATAGATACCGTCAGCTACTACTCCAGTACTCCATTTGCGTGTATCGGTTGCGTACTTTTTATCATCGGCACTGGGCGCCATACGGTATGACCATTTTGAGTCGTGCTCAAATACGTTCTCGAAGTAGACCTGGCCGTTTGCGGTTGCCAGGAATGGACTTGCACAGTCAAAGCTGATAGTGAAGTTGGGGTTGACATACTTACGAACAGCCCGTTGGATGACTGTGAGTAATACTGCCCATTCAAGTTTGGATGTTCCCAAGAAGTGCATCCAGTCGTGTTTGCCTTGTTGCAATAAATTGTCATATCGTAATGCTACCAATCGTTTTAATACTAAGTGGACATCACACATATTCTGTCCGCCCATACCCCATCCATCAAAGTGACGATCTGGGTAGATGTTAGGATCACAAAAGTGTTTCATTTCTTGATACCATTCTTCGGCCGACGTGTGATTGTCGCCTTGCAACACGTTTAAGAAACGAGCACCGCCATTGTCTTTGCCTTTGCGATTCTTAATAAAGTATTCGTTGTTAAACTTTGTGGCGGCCACTGCTTCGTCTAGCGTTTTAATTTGACAGGCATCACTGGCCTTCTTATCGTGAATGACCCACGTAGGAATA